CGTCGCTGGGGCGCCAGTTAAGGGCCCCAACCCCAACGTTAGTGAGCAATCACAAAACGGACGGAAAAGTGCCGAGGAGCATGGTGTCGCAACTGCTACACCAGCACCAGTGTGCATTTTCGTGGAACGAAAAGTTCCTGAAGATACAGGAGTACATCAGCGTACTGATAAAGGTAAAAATCCTAAAATCACTGCTGATGGGTTAGTCAAGCCAAGACATCCACAATTTCCTCCTCAACGATTTTCTGATACATACCATCGTACAGAAACAATTAGTGAAGATGTTAATGTGAACAGTCGAGCTCAAGTAGGAGCAAATTTACCTAGTGAAGGTTTTTTTGACTCTGTCGGAGACGCTTACCGTAAACTCAAGGAATCCGTAGCAGATGCCTTATCCAAAAAATCTGAGGTCTCATCAGACGATGAAGTCCTTACAGAGGATGAGAGCTGGATATCGAAAACGATGTCTAATGTTCGAGATACACTAGTTAAGGAAGTTGTCAAATCCCCAGAGTTAGAAGGAGTAAACTGGTTAAACTCTATTCTATTGGAAGTTAAAAACTCGATTGCTTATGGTAAGGCTAATCCTCACGTCCCAACTTTTGTTGGAGGTACTCTTTCTACAGTTGGAGCAACCGCTCTGGCCTATTATCTCGACGGTACAGAGACTGCAATTGATACTGCAGTCATAGGTATGGCATTTACAACTGCCCTATCCTCCATAATATTATATGCCTATACTGACCCTATCGAGAATATTGCTGTTGCTGATAATGCTTGGAAAACGTTATTAGCTCACAATTCAATAACAACAACCTTGTCTGGTGCTTTTTGCACAGTCGCTTTAATACGTATGGTTAATAAAATAGTTGATAAATATATAACACAACATACTGAAGCTAGGACTGAACCAACCATGTTCGGACTCATAATAGAAATTTTAAACGCTGCCGCTGCTTTAGTAGGGCTAGTAGGAGTCGTCATGGGTGTTGCTGATCTTAGTAAAGTTATGCGTAATGTCACTGCGATCACCCAGGCTTGGGATAAAGTGTCTGAACTACCTGATAAGATAGAATCTTTAGCAGACGAACTTATGGACTCAAAGAAAAAAGAAAAAATTTGGGTTCCTGATGGTCACAACGCTGGTAAGAAAGCACGATCTCGTCATGCTGAATTTTTTAGAGATAAACATCGTGTCGATATTGAACAACAGATTCAGGAGATCACCGAAACAATCTACGTTGATGATGAACATGTCCAAGGGCAAAAGAATTCGAAAGAGATAAAATTTCACCAGTTACACCCTGATAATTATCATGTTATCATAGAGATCTGTTTTGATAAATCAATGAGACTCCTTAATTCTTCAAGCTACCACATACTTAATAAAGTTTGTAAGAAAGAAGGTAATAAATTCATTGTCGATTCCATGGATCTTGTTGTTACCGCACGACCAGGTGATTTGGAATATTTAGCGCAACTTGACAAGATTGCTTCTTTTAATAAAATAGTTGCCTTAATCGAGAAAGAGATAGAGACTGGTTTAATGACTGGTGCTATAACTTATTCTGGTAGTGAAGATGATCCAGGGTATTTGATAAACCTTGTTTATGCTATAACTGAGGATAATCCTGTTAATCCTATAGTGTACCATGGGACCCCAGGTCCTGATGTTTCAGACATTGATGATAAGGTAATGGATACTATAAAACCAGTCGACTCACTCTACACCTCTTGTGCTGAATATATGGCTGAAAATAAGGGTAAGATCGCTTTTGGTACAGCTGTTATTACTGCTTGTGCTATAGCTGGTGCTGTAGGTTTTTATTGTTATGGTTCTGATACTTCTGAAAGTAAGAAGAAAAAAGAGAAGCGAAAAAGGAAGAAAGAAGCTCAACTTCGAGTGGATTTTTGTCCCCACAGTTGCGTTTACAAAAGCGCTGATGGTAAGGAACGTTTACATAAGATGTTACCTGGTGATAAGTGTGACAATTGTGGAAAGTCCACAGTCATAGAACTAACTACTCAGCAAATGGGAACGTTAGCTGAAGCTCGTAATAAACAAAACGTTGGGTCTCGAATTAAACAGAGTCGCAAACGTGAGGAAGATCAAGAGCGAAAACGACTCGACAATCTTCGTAAAAATGATATTCGGAACCAGAAGCTTGATTGGAAACGAGAAGAAAAAGATGAAAAATGGGACGAAAGATACCATGATTTAGCTGAAAAATATGACAGTAAGTTACACTTTAAACAAATGCAGCTGTCTCGTGCTTCTGACCCAGCTGAGAAGAAGCGAATATTACAAGAACAAAGAGAATTTCTTGACGAATGGCAAGCTATTTGGAAAGAATTTTATGAAGGTTACCAAGCCTCTCATGGTGGAGCCAAATATACTCCAAAAGTTCAGGCTATAAAATACACACCTGATGAATTACAGTACCATTATGACTGTACTTCTGCTAATACAAACCATGAGTTAAAAATGTTAACTATTGAGAATGAAGCGAGACCTGTTACTCCACCGGTGAAAGCTTTACGAAAACATAAAGGAATGTCTCCTGAGGATAAAGAGAAATTACAATTTCTAATTACCAACGGAAAACCTTGCGCTACTTGTACAACACACAATAAAAAACAGTGGTATAATCCACCTGATGCTAATGTTTGTACTAAGTGTAAGAAACCCCTTGTTAAGGTAATAACTCCAGTGAAGACTGCCCAACTACATGTTAACAGAAATGTCAAACCACCGACAACCTTTTTTAATCCCCCTCAGAAACAGGCTTTATCTAAAAATAGTCAGATAAATCCTTTTACTATTGCTAAGTCTTTGTTGAAGATTTTCAACCCAGCAGCTAAAAATTCAGTTGGCTTTTGGGGCACGTTACCTAAAATAAAAATGGATAATAACTCCTTTTATATCATAACTGCTCACCAACTTTGCTCTGGAACTTATGTTGAATATGAAGTTGATAGTAAGATAGTGAAATTTGACCTATGGAAAGCTTTTGAGGATAAGAAATGGGTCGGAATTGGAAGTGGAGATAGGAAATATTATAAGATACCAGCTGCTGATATACCAGCCCCTGGTGTTCCTGCACTACCAAGTGTCGCTGTGAAATCCGGTGATGCGCTACATGGTAGTTTTGTAGGTTACAATCCTAAAACATTTGAGGTTGGCTTTGCACCTTCTCTCTTACAAGTTCGTGATGATGGTTTTATAACCCACGACGTAACAACTGACAATTGGTCTTGTGGATCCGTTGTTTTTGATAATAACGGGCATGTTATTGGTATGCATGTTCGCACCTTTGGGCCTAACCCAAATGGTGAAAATAACCAAGCTTTTGCTTTAAAATTGATTGGTTAGCTGGCTCCCATCCTGTGCCATCATATAATATAAATCTGGAAGGGGTCGGCATTTCGCTCGCTAGAAAATGGCGGGCACCCCCTAGTATTTATCCTGCTTTACACCCTAGATATAGTGACTACACGAACCTAAAATATCTTGGAACGGTTCCTAGTGGATGTAATTTAAAGGCTAAATTACCATACGAACGATCTTTGAATCCTTATTCTACAAAACTCGGTCCTGATCTTAAAAACATTACAGACATCGCTGGAGATGCTTATTACCTTTCTGTTCCTAATATTGAGAACGTTGAATTTTCTATTTCAACCTTTGAGAAGAAACCTCCAGTTAATTATTCTGATGCTTTTCATGAATTCGGACTAGATTTTTTACAGAACCAGTATTCAGGGATTTGTGTCGACCCAATATCCAACTCCGAAGAAATATTTTCATCTATTGATCTTAGTAGGAGTACTGGATGGCCCTGGAATCTCTTTGGGTACGAAAATAAAAGAGAACTTTCAATGGATCCCGAATTTCAACGGTTTATCTCTACAAATCAACATTTGTCTTACCGACCGATATGGTGTGTCCACCCTAAGGAAGAGTTTAAAACTCTAGAAGACCTTAAGGCCCTAAAAATTCGATTATTTACTATTCCACCAATGGAACTTTTATATGAACAATTACGTTTTGGAAAAAGGATTAGTGAACGACTTAAGACTTTTAAATGGTCAGCTTATGGTTTTAACCCTTATAGTGGTGGTACCAACAGACTAGCATCACTTCTTCTTATGAAGAGAATACGACTTTTTTATGATGTGTCAGGTTGGGATAAGTTTATACCATTAATTAATGATGTAATGACTTTTGTTTATACTAATTCTAATATTCCATTGGATCTTGAAGATAATTTTCGCTGGATGGCTTATAACACTGTTAACTATTTATTTAAGACACCATTCGGCCATGTTTTTGAGAAAAAATACGGGAACCCAAGTGGAAGTGGAACCACCACAAGAGACAATATATTTGCTCACATTATTATTATTGCTGCTGCTCTAGCCGAATGCTATCACAAAAAATATGGTTGTATGCCTACAATACAAGCTGTTGCAGAGCAAGTAGTTCGTGTCTTCGGCGATGATAGTATCCTTGCTGTAGACGAACGCTTTGAGAGAATACTTGATGAAGGTTATTTACACTCTCATTTTGCAAAATATGGCCTTAAGCTCAAATTTCTATACGGAGGTCTTGACTTTCCAATCGAGCAAATGCAATTTCTTGGATTTACCTTTTGTAATATAGATGGTAACTATTACCCTAAATATGATATCCAAAAGTTATGTACAAGTGCTATATATCGCAATGGTCGCAATGATTCTCGAGAGGCTTATACTTCTAGGCTTTTTATAATAATGTTAATGTCTTTTCCACATGTAGATAAATTTCATATTCTTAAACGCGCCTTTATAACATGGTGCGACTATCTAAGTAAGCAAGATGATTTAACCCCAACTGAAATGTCATACTTAAACATGTCTACTATATCAGACCACATGATTAAGCAAATGTTCTTAGGTTGGGAGTCTGGGTCAGGTAAAAGTTTTGATTTTTTATTTTACCACACAAATTTCATGACGAACGTGTCAACTGAAGCATTCTCTTGGTGGATGGAGGCGATAAAAGAGAATGTCGAAAGTTTCACGTGCTGAAAAATTACTTAACTCGCTTACACTCGCACCTTCCTGCGAGTTATCAAAGGAAGGAGCTCAATTCGTTAAACAACGGTTTGATCCCTATCATGATTTACCCATGAAACCCTCTGGTTATCCCGATGGATATAATGGGCACACTGTCTCTAGATGTATTAAGAAAACTATTACTGTGTCCGCAACAACAGGGGGTGGTAGTGTCCCAACAACCACTTGGAACTGTCACATTTTCCAAACTCCCATACAGAAACCATTGCCCTTTGCTTATAGGCAAGGAGCTCGTCAAAATAATTTTGAGTATGCTTTGGGTGGAAACGACACTGTATCTACTGGATATGGTGGTTTGATGATTCAACGATCTGATAACGATGGTCCCGAATGGACTTATCCTCAATCTGTTATTTCAACTAATGTTCTTGGGCGACTACAATTGGGAGATGCCGATCTTAAAAACGTTATGCGTGTCACATCACAAGGTTTTGAAGTCATTGACCAAACTGCTGAACTTTATAAACAAGGAACCTTAACAGCATATCGACAGAATTTACCCACTCGGTCTCAAGCATTTTTTAAAATGAAACAAACTGACAGTGGTGCCAACCAACAGAGATGGTGTGATTGTGCTGCTTCAATTGTTAAAACACCACCAATATCTACCTCTGATGCTATGCTCATACCCGACACTAAACAGTGGTTGTGTCGTGAGGGAGCCTATGTTGTTATTGATTATAATGATATTGATTTACCTATGCTTGAACCCCAGTATAAAAATATTGGTCTAGTCGATGATAGTTCCGACTATCCTATGAACAATTCTGAAGATGTTGTCCAATGGATGGGAGTCCCAACTGTTAGTGGAGCTACTACTATTACCATACCTACTTCTACTCCACAAGTTTGGACATATTGCACCCCACCACAGACTCGCATTGATCCCATAAATCAAAGTGGTATCTTCCTTACTGGATTAAATCCACAGGCAACTATAACTATCAATAAAATTTGGTACGTTGAATGTGCTCCTACAGGAGAGGACGAAGAACTGTTAAGCTTGTGCTCACAATCACCTGCTTACGACTCATTTGCTATGATGTTGGTTTCCAAACTCCGTAGGGATTGCCCTGTTGCTGTTAAATTGTATGAAAACTATATGGGAGAATGGTTCTTTAATGGTATTCGTGATGTTATTAATACTGTTACTCCTTGGTTGTCTAATGCTCAAGTTGTAGCAAGTGGTGTTAAGGGGTGGATAGATTCAGCTTCTACCAACGATGGTTATATTAACCCTCAGTCTTTTGTTAAAGGCCCCGTAGCAACCAAAGTTATGCGTGAAAAATCGGATAAGTCCATACCAAAACCACCTGGGCCGGCACCAGCTATGCGTGCTTATAAACCTATACCACTAAAGAAGAAGGCTTTCAATAAAGCCAAACCCCAGGCTGGTGGACCCCGACGTCGCCGCACTAATGACAAGAAAACTCGTAATGAGATCATGAAACACGCGGCCACAAACAAACACAATTTGAGTACACGTCAACGATGAATTGAGTTTACGCCCGAAATGGCATTAAACTACAGGGAAGGAAAACCCATTACGATAAACCCTATAGTACTAATAGTATATTGCTGGGAAAAGTACTAGCCCGGTTTTGGTTGGAGGAGGAATAAAATGAGTTCTAATAACTTGCCTAACCCAGTCTTCGTTTTGAAGGCTGGTGACGATCATGTTACCCTTGTACCCACTGTCGATATACCAAGGTGCTCGACACCTCATGGTAAAGCTATGCCTTATGATAAGCATAGACTTGCTTGGGATACAAATGGATACTATACTCAACGTGCTATCGAGATGTTTAAGCACAAGAATTATGTTTATTGTCCAATGGATAAACTTACAAAGCACTTTAATGTTAGGAAGTTTTGCTCCCTTATCTTTAATGACAAGCTGTTCACGGAAGGTGATTGGGATTATTTTGCATGGCATCTTTTTGATTGCTTAATGCTTTCTTTTACTCCACCCACACCAACTGATTCTGTCTATATCGATATGTATAACGTTTGTGCTGCTCTTTTTGATAACATTGCTATGTATCAGTTGGAGTTTTTACACCTTGTACTTAATAATGCCAATAGGCACTCTCAATTACAGTCCTGTTTTGAACAATATTCAAAAACAAAAATGTATAGAGTTCATGAATTTCACACGAGCAATGAAGGTCAGATAACTGATATCAGAAATCTGATTCCACATGCTGTTTGTGTTAGAAATGCCCCGAACCCTAACTATAAATGGACTGAACACAAATTTTCTGATATGTTCAGGGCGCGTGTTCCTACCCGACCTCAAGATGACGAAGAGTCCTGCTCAGACTCAATGTCATCACCAGACTGATTCGGCGTCTTAAAACAATAACCGATGTCTAAGCTCGCGACGTTAAACCTGAGAAATCCCGAACCCAAATTATTGGGACTAGGTTTC